AGCGTCCCGACCTGACCGAGGCCATAGACCTTCCACCAGTTCGCCCAGTAGGCAGAGGTTTCGGCTTTGGTCTTGGCTTTCTCAATCTCTCGGATGATGGCAGGGTCAAGGGCTTGGTTATCCTTGTAGGTAACGAGCAGGAACTCGGCATCGGGGTCATTCATCAATTCGGTATGCGCCCAAAACTCTCGAACTGGATTGTAGTCGATATAGATGGCGGTTCTTGTTCTTATGGCCAGTTGGTGATAGGCTTCCCATGCGATGTTGTTCGCTTCGTTTACAAATAGCACGTCTCTCCTCGCCCCTCGCATCTTGTCGCTTTGGTCAGCGGAAAAGAACTCGATGTAGGAGCCATGCGGAAAGTCATATCGGAGCAGCGTTCGGTTGTATAGTTCCTCTTGGTAAAGCCCTGTCATGTTGAGCATCTTGAGGAAGTCCTTGAGCGCACCCCTGCGAAGGTGGGGGATGGATTCGGAAACTACCGAAATCTCAAGCGGACCGCATTCGGGGTTGGCTGCATAGGAATAAAGCAAGGACAGGATGGCAAAGGTCTTGCCTGCCGATGAACCGCCTTGGACTATTCGGACTCTCTTGCGGAATCCATCAATCTTGATTGCCGTTGTTGTTGGTGTCAACTTGTAGTTTTACGCCCTGCCAAATTGGTTGAGGCGATATGGTTGCAGCGACCTCCTGCTTGGGTTGACCGTACACCCGTGATAGCAGGGTTTCCATCGAGTACAGCGTTCCCTTCTCAATGGACTTGCGGATGGCCGAGGCGATTGTCTTTTCGAGGACCGTTGCCGTTGGGTTGTCCCATACCGCCTTGACTTCCTCCAAGGTCATGGCCATCATGTTTTGGATGGTGTCGTTGATTTCGGACCTCTTGTACCCTTGGTCAACCAAAGTGCTGACGTACTTGCGTGGACGACCATTGGGGTTGCCTGACTGCCCCTTCTTGAATGGATTGAGGTTCGATATGTCAGGGTTGGGATTCACTGATTAATCTCTGTTTTGTACGGCAGGCCGTTCCTCTTGACCTCCAAGGTCGGGTCAAGTTTAAGCATCCTGTCCACGATGACTTGGCAGTACTTCGGGTCAAGTTCCATGCCGTAGCATTTGCGGTTTAATTGGTGGGATGCGACCATTGTTGAGCCTGAACCTAAAAATAAATCAAAAACTTTATCATTTGTATTGCCCCAATTATTTAAAAACCAAGCAGCTAATTCTATTGGCTTTTGTGTTGTGTGCAATCTTTCTTCTCCTTTCTCTTTACTCTTAAACCCACCCCATGTTATCCATGCCATTTTATTTCTTTCCTGCTTAGACCAACACAATTCAAAGTCTGCATGGGGAACATCTTTTTGGCTTTCTGTTTTTCTATTCCAAACAATACAGCCACCCCTTCCTAATTTATCGGGATAGTATTGCATTCCCCAAATGAATATTTCTTTGCAGTAGCTAAATTCTGCCAATAAAAAAGAAGGGTCAAATGGTTCGCCATCCCCTAATATCATTTCCCCCTTATTACGTTTCCCTTTACCATTTTGTTTTTCTATACCATCCCATCTTTGAGTATTATCGTAAGCTATTCCATAAGGCGGGTCGGTAAACACCATGTCAGCCTTCTGCCCATCCATCAACTTCGCAACGGCATCGCTATCCGTTGAATCCCCACAAAGCAAACGATGCGGACCAATTTCGAACAGGTCGCCCAGCACGATGTCGGTCTGCACTTCGTCAGGCATCTCGTAGTCATCTTCCTCCGCTTCCAGTTCCTTGGCGTTGTCAAAGTCGGGCAGGTCAAGACCCCACTCTTGCAGTTCCTCGGTATCCCATTCGTTTGCAAGCATATCCCAATCCCACTCCCCTCCGCTTACGTTGTCTTTGATAATGAACTGCCTTTGCTTGTCCTCGTCCCAATCCACGACTTGAATCGGCACGTCCTTCCATCCTGCCTCACGCATCGCCTTGAGCCTCATGTTGCCTCCAAGCACAACCATATCGGTATTGACCACAACGGGACGAACCTCGGCCATTTCGGGTAGGTCTTTTATGGATTGTACGAGTTTCTTGAACTTGTCGTCCTTGATGACCCTTGGGTTGTTCGGGTTGTTTTTAATGGTTCCTATGGGTACTCGTTGCATCAGTATTCGATTTTGTCTATGAGTTCGTCAATCTTGTCCACTATCTTCATCTTGACCGCAAATGCGTTCGGAGCATTGGAATCGTCCACCGCTCCGATGCAGTCGCAGAGGGTCGTTATGACCATCATCAGCGAATCCATCCGAGCCTGCACTTGGGCTTCGTCATCCTTCGCCTTCGAGTTCGCCAAGTTCTCGGAGTTTATTTCTTGACCATGAGAGAGCCGACTTGCCACCCCAAAGGAGGTAACTGATGTAACCGCAGTCCGAGGTATCGTCTGCATTGTCGTAGTAGGTTTCGGCCCTTGACAGGTAGGAGTGCATCCGCTTGATGGTTTCCACCGAGATGGGTTCTCCCTTGGACAAAGTGGCTGCCCTGACCTTGCCCGTTTGGGTGGCGCACTTGTTCCCGTTGCGTTCGTTCAACTCAATCCCTCGCTTGGCATTGGACCGAATCTCTTGGCCGTAATCCGAATAAGACTCGAACTGCTGCCTTTTGTGATTCTCCCAAGTTGAGCCACAAACGGCCAATCGTTGAGCCGTATCGGGAAATTCTGCATTGGTTTCGTTGTTGCTCATGCAGCGACCGATAAAGCCTTCTCTTGACTCGTTATTGTTCGGGATTGGCAGGGGCATTCAGGGAGTGGTTTATGGTGTTTTGGTTGGACTCGGCAAAGAGGTCCGCTTGTAGGTAAATGTATTGCAGGGCTGATTTTACGCAGTCCGCACACCACCAATTTGTGGGGGGTCGTCCGTGAGCGGTCAGGATGGCTTGCAGTTCACCAACCGCATCGGGTGGCAGTCGCATCGTCAGCGAGGCGATGTACTGGTCCCAGTACTTGCGATGCTTTTGGGCCACGATGAATTGGTCGTTGGTCATTTGAAGGTCCATTCTCGGAGTAGGATTGCGGTGGCAGATGTGGCAAGGCCAAGGATTGGAGCCAAGTACCACTGGCACGTTGGCAGGGTCAGCAACACCCCAAGCCAAAACCCAAAGCAGGTCATACACGAAAACGGTTTCCGCTTGGCGAAGGGCAAAGCGTAAAACCATCCCGGCAGCACCCGGAACTCCACGACCGCAAGGGTCGCAAGCGCACTAATCAGGATGGGATAGACCAGTATATCCATTGGACTCGATTGCGGTTTTGATTTTGGCCTTGGCCTGTTCTATGGAGTAAATGATGGACCTATAAGGGATGCCCGTTTCCCGGGACATCGCCTTCATGTTGCCAGTCTGCATCAGCAGATTGAGCAGTTCTTTGTCGTAGGGGAAGGCTCCATCCTTCGCCCAAGAGTCCATCTCTTGCTGGGCAATGGCCCAAAGGTCGTCAAGCAGGGAGTCGTAGTCCTTGCCCTCTTCTTGTGTTTCGGGGTCCACTTCGACCCGCTCGTCGTGATGACGGTACTTCTTGGCGAACTGGTTGTTGTTGCCCCGGTATAGGTTCATTATCAAACGGACGATGTAGAACCGCAGGTATCCCTGCACCTGCATCTTGGTAATCTTGTCGGGGTCTTTTTCGAGCAGAATCAGGACGACCTCTTGTTCGAGGTCCTTCCAAAGCGGATTGCCCCCCGTAATGGTGAGGCAAGCCCTGCGGATTTCACCGCTGCGGTAGAGTTCGAGGATGATTGATTCTGCGTACACTCACGCAAAGATGGAGAGCGCTCTTCCTAATGTTGCAAAAAATCCCGTGTCCTGTTCAAAACTTGTGTACGAAGGAATTTAATGTCGGGTCTTGCTCTCATGTTTATCGCAAGGATTTCAAGGTTGTGCATGACCGTTGCGTGGTTCCTCTTGATGATACGCCCGATTTGGCAGTAGGTGTACAGGTACTCCGAGTAGGCGATGTCGGCAAAGATTGACCGAGCAAGGACGAGTTCTTGGGTCTTGACTTCGCTCAAGATGTCGTCCGGGCTGACTCCAACAACCTCTGCGGTATATCCGAGGATAGTTCGTGAGATTAGGTCCATGGTTAGAACGGGTTAGGTGGTAGGGGCATCCAATGGCTGACTTCGATTAGGAACCAAGTTTGATGTTCGTAGTACCAGCGGCCATCGCCAAGCCACGCATACGCTTGATTCATGTCGGTCGTAAAAATCAGGACTGGCTCGTAAGGTGTCGGCATCCGGTCCAAGCATTTAATCCATTCCATGGTCAGGCGTTTTTGGCTTGGAGGATACGACCGAGCAGGGTCCAGTTGACGGACCAAGCCTTGATGGTTTCGGATTTGTCGGGCCGGTTGCAGTTGACGCATTCCTTGCGGATGTGCAGTTGCCAGCGTCGGAAATCGGTGGGTGTGGTTTTCATGGGTTTGGGGTTTAGCATTTGGGTGGTGTCAACGAAATGGTCAGTAAGATGACGGCGACTCAATATCAATGCCCTCAATTATTGTTTCAAGCACTCTAATTTGTTGCTCACAGGCTATTATTGCCGACAACACAACGTCTTGCGCTTTTTGGCTAATCAATACTTGACGGCATTTGCCATCGCTAAATTTGCCAATGACAACAATTTCTTTCAATTTAAGGTCAGCACTATCGCTAATCGTTTTCATAGGTTTGGGGTTTGGTTGGTCAGTTTATAGGCTGACGATGGGGGAGGTTTTGTCAGCGTGTAGGCTGACGGTTATCGATTGCGTATAGTTTGAAACAACTGATACCTCCCACACGAATCGGTCAGGGTCTTGACTTGTGGGCCGAATCCGTTGGAACGGGATAGGACGTACTCGCAGGCATCACCCTTGGCCCGCACCTCAATCACCTTCCAAGGGCGGTCGTTGGTGCAAGCGGTCAGCAGGAGCAGGAGCAGGTATCGCATGAGGCAAATATACACAGGAATTACACACCTGCAACCACTCGCTGAATTATTCCCAAACTGGGGTTCCGCACCAAGGCTTGAACTCCCTCCACCAGTTCCCATAAGGAGTTTCCAGTATGCTATAAAAGGTAAATATGTCAAGGTTGCACCTGTAAAACTGCTCGTTTCCGCTTGGGGTATAAATGGTCTTTTTCTTTCCAACGACTGAACCTTGGACCATATCCATTGGGGCAACGCAAAGCGTATTGAAGTGCTTGTTGACCATGATAAAATAATCGGCCTTTGAATCGCATTTACGATAGGCAACATCTACCGTATCAAAACCCTGCCATTTGTGGCTATGATTCCAAGACAGTTTCCGTTCAACCTCAAATCGTTTTGGCTTTCCCTTCCAATAAAGTTCCATATCCCAGTCCGTGTAAACCTCCGGCTGCTCATGTAAAGGGACCCGAAGTTCAAGGCCAATAGCGATTAAAAAGTCAACGACAAGGGCTTTTGTCGGCATATCATTATCCAAGCATAGCCGGGATTCAAATGGTTTTCTTTCGTTTTGGTCTATCATAATTCAAGTATTAATTCGGTTTTTAGTGAATCGGGAATCCTTGATACATCGTGTCTTAAAATTTCGTGAGCATTGACCTGATGCACCTCTACCCTATATCCTTTAAAAAAGTGTTTAATTTTTTCAATCTTGTGTTCACTTACAGGATTTGTGTGAACAATCTCAATTAAATAAATCGGTGTTCCTTTATGGAATATGGTTATGTCAGGGACAAACAAATGCTTACCACGGTCAAAATTTGGGTCAAACCAACTTAAAGGACTTTTGTCGTCTCGCTTATCAAAATCTATAAGACCTTCTGAACATTCAAAATAATATGGATCGCTTGTTTCATAAAAAGGCAATTCCATAAAAACGCCATAATTATTTCTCCAAGAAAAAGGACACAAGCCTCCATCGTGTTTGTCTTGCTTAACAAGCCATTTCCATAAAATCTCTTTTGCTGAGAAATGAAATCCACTTTCTTTTTGATTAAATTTTTTCATGTTTTAGGGATTTAGTTGTTTGTAATTATTCTTTGAAAATCCTCAATGCTCCTGATTACCTCGTACCTGTACCCTGCCTCTTGGACCACTCCCTGCCACCACTTCTGCGAAAGGGACTGCTTGCCTTTCTCGGCCTTGAATTCAAGGAAGATGGCTCCCTTCTCGGATAGGTAGGTCATATCGGCAACCCCAGCGGTCAGGCCAATTCCTTTGAGAAAATGACCGTTGGTTCGGCTTCGGGGGTTGTTAAGGTTCAGGAACAACCGCCCTTCTTCGTGGGGCTTCAAGAGTTTGAACAACTTGACGCAAGCGGCTTGCAGGGTGTATTCGGGGGTCATAGCGGATATTCGTTTGCTTTGGTGTATGGCAGTTGACATTGGACTTGGGCGATACCAAGGCTTCCGTTCCTATTCTTTCGGAAGATGACCTCCATCAGGTCCTGCTCGGCATTCTTGTCGTGTTCGTAGGGCCGGTACACAAAGGCGATTTTGTCGGCATCGAATTCCAGTTGCCCGGTTTCTCGCAGGTCGGACATGATGGGCCGATGGTCTGCCCTGCCTTCCGTTGCCCTTGAGAGCGAAGAAACCACGACTCCAAAGACCTTTTGCCTCTTGCAGATTGCTTTCAGTTGCTTGGAGATGTTCGTCATTTGCTCAATCTTGGGCTTGGGCTTGTCAATCTTAGCAGGTTCTACAAGTTGCAAGTAGTCAAGGTAGAAACCAACGATTCCAAACTTGGCCTTGAGTTTAGCGATTTCTCCTTCGATTCGGTCGAGGTTGGCTTGATGCAGGTCCACGATGTAGAGAGGCTTGCCTTTCAGTTGGTCAGCCTTTTGGGCCAAGGTCAGGTACTGCTCGGTGCTGATTCGCTCGTCAGGCTTAAGGAATGCTGAGCCGTCCATCGTTCCAAGGTTTGAGAGCATACGTTGGGTCAGTTGGTCTGCACTCATTTCCATGGTAAAGAATACGACGGGAATATCGGCCATGGCTTGGTTCATCGCTATTTGTAGGGCAAGCAGGGTCTTACCCATCGCAGGACGACCACCTACGAGGATAAACTCGGAAGGCTTGAACCCGGTGCAGATGTTGTCAAGGGTCCGAATAAAGGTCGGGTAGATTTGGTCCTTGCGTCTACCTTCTCGCACCTCGTTCATGTTGGCGAGGAAGTCCTTGGCGAGTTCGTGAGCAGATGTTTCGGAGGCGTTGGACTCAACGGCTTGGATGGATTGATAGCGTTGGAACGCTTTGGGGATGTCCCGGTCATGGGCGAGTTCTTCCATGATTCTCGCTTCTTCACGTTCCTTCCAAAGGTCGTGCAGGTCGGATGCGTAGGTCTTCCAGTTGCTTACCATCCCTGCTTCGGGGTCCATGCCTTCGATTAGGACGTGTCCTTGCCCTTGGTCTGCAAGGTACTTGTAGATGGTAACGACATCCACCTCTCGCTCTGCTTTGTGAAGAGATTCAATGGCCCGGTAGAGCAGGACGTTGTTTCCTGTGAATAGGCGTTCAGGAATTTGGGTTAGAAGGACGGTTCGGTTCACGAACTTGTCCATAAGGCAGCCGAGCAGTTTTCGTTCAGCGGAAGATTGGTAGTTGTTCATCATCGGAGGTTAGGTTTGAGTAGGCGAAGTTAGGTGTACGTTGGATGGCTTGGTCTTCCCATCTTTTGCCGTTGAGGTAGGTGGAAGGGTGCGGAATAAATTGAGCAGGGGTTTCGGAGTAGAGGCGTTGAATGTTGCTGACCGCCAGTTCTTGTTCGGTCTTGGTTAGGCGTAGGAAGGAACGCTTGGCTCTTGCCTTGTCGGTCTTTCTTGGGAAAGTTGTCCAAAATTGGTCAAACCTTTGGTCATTCTCATTCTCCTTTCCATTGTCCTTTTCATTCTCCTTTTCATTTACATTCTCATTATCATTTCCATTATCATTATACATTAGGTTATGGGATGGTTCGGGTATGGTTAGGTCTTGGTTAGCCTTTGGTTTCCCACCACGCAAACCTGCTTCGTATTTACGCTGATTAGCAGCGATTTGCGGTTTTATGGCTTCCCATACTGCCTGTGAGTAACGTGTGAGTTCAGGCTCAACTTGGTCAAGTGCGTACGCAATAATTGCGTGATAGACCTCCAGTTGCTCACTTGCTTCGAGGTGCTGGATGCTGCGTTGGAACGAGCGGTAAAAGACGAATGAATCTCTCATATTGGTAAAAAAAAACCCCGACTGGTCGCAGCAGCCGGGGCGGGGGTTAGTTGAGGAACCCTTTTATCTGACATCTACTTGGCTGCGACTTCAAGCGGATGCGTTTAATTGTAAATGTAGTACGCCTGCAAATTTACACTAAAAAGGCATATC